GGACGCGGATGTGCGCTACATCTCGCTGGTGGATCGTGCCGCCACCCGTATCCCCTTTCGAGTACTCAAACGTGATGCGAAGGAGAACATGATGGGCATTGATCTGACGAAGGTGTTCAAGACGGACGACACCGCGAAGCCCTACGTCTCGGCCTTGGTGGTCTTTGCCCAGAAGGACGATGCGGCAGGCAAGCTGGTGGCGGACGCCATCGAGAAGCACGGGTTCAAGACGGATCGCGTGCAGAAGTCGGACGCAGGCGAGACGCTGGTGTACGCACAGGCTGACCAGCCCAAGGACGTAACTATCGTCCGTCTCAACGACCAGATGCTGGTCAACGTCGCCAACCTCAAGACCCCCAAGGGCTGGGTGGGTGAGATGGTGGAAGAGAATGGTTTCTTCCCCGATCTGAAGGTGGCCACGACAGCGTTGTACGACGAGTTGGTGGAAGTGTCCAAGTCGGAGACGCCGCAGGCTGACGCGATTGAAGTGCTGACGGACTTCGCGGATTACCTCAACCAGATGGTGATTTTGCCTGCCAACGCTTTCAAGTTGGGTGAGGCGATCACGGACATCGTGGAGAAGTGCTCGTGTGAGGACGACAAGGACAAGGACGCTGAGAAGGATTCCGTGACGAAGGAGTCCGAGGAAGAGAAGAAAAAGCGTCTCAAGAACCATCCGCCTGCCGAGATGGAACCCAAGGACGAAGACGACGACCAGAAGGGTCCACCGGAAGACGACAAGTCGCCTGCCGAGAAGAAGGACAAGGCCGCTGACGTGAAGCGTCCCGAGAAGAAGGTGGTTGCCGCGAAAGCGGAGAACACCGGCAACGACGCGATTCTCACGTTGCTCAAGGGTATCGAGACCACCGTGGGCGGTCTGGCGACGAAGCTGGAGACCGTGGTCACTGAGCAGACGGCCCAGAAGAAAGTGCTTGACGACGTGGTACAGAAGGCCGACACTTTGAGCACCAAGTTGGCCACGACGGTCGTGGCACCACCGGTTGATGAAGATCGTCCCGCAGGCCACACCAGAATGCGGACCCAGAAGCAGGACGACGATCCGCGCACTGGGAACTTCGACACGGCGTTTCTGCGCCGTCGTAAGTAGGCGCAAGTAGGCCCGTTCACTTTTTGTTGTAGGAGAGAAGATGACGAATCAGGATGTGATCAAAAAGGCCGACCTTGCGCTGTCGGATCTGGAAACCGCAGGCAAGCTCAATCCCGAACAGACCGACCGGTTTATCCGGACGCTGATCGACCAGCCCACGCTGTTGGCGTCGATCCGCACGGTCGCCATGGGCGCTCCCCAGATGAAGATCAACAAGATCGGATTCGGGTCGCGCATCCTCCATCCGGCTGTGAGTGCTGTGGCACTCGATCCGGCGCTCCGTGCCAAGCCTGATCTTGGTCAGGTGCAGTTGGAGACCAAGGAAGTCATCGCGGAGGTCAACCTTCCGTATGACGTGATCGAGGACAACATCGAGAAGGGCAACGTCAACGTGCCGTTGCAGACCGGCGCGGGTGGTCTGCACCAGACCATCGTGGACCTGATCGCGGAACGTGCGGCTCTCGATCTGGAGGAGCTTGCGATTCAGGGCGACACCACGAACATTGGTGACCCGTATCTGGCGTTGCAGGACGGCTACCTCAAGATGGCGACGGCGAACGTCACCAACGTCGGTGGCGCGTTCGACAAGGCGGCGGTCAAGCAGGCATTGAAGACCATGCCCACCCGGTATCTGCGGAATCGCAGTGCCATGTCGCACTTCGTTTCGGTGGACAACGAGACGGAAATCCGTGACCAGTACGGTGCCCGTCAGACGGCACTGGGCGATGCTCAGATTCAGGGTCTCCTGCCCGTGTACATCTACGGGTCGAAGGTGACGCCCGTCGCCCTCATGCCGGGAACCAGTGGTCTCTTTACTGACCCGATGAACCTCATCTTCGGCATCCAGCGGAACATCATGATCGAGTACACGAAGGACATCCGTGCCCGAGTGTTCATCATCGTGCTGACCTGCCGCGTGGATTTCGCCATTGAAGAGGCGAACGCGGTGGTGAAGTACACCGGCATCACCGGTAGCCGGTAGTACTGGGCTGACCGTCAAAAGTCGGCGTAACCTTTGCACTGTGGGTCCGGGGAGATACCATGACCGAAAACAAGAGCAAGCTGGAATCGAAGCTGGAAGAGAAGAAGGAAATTGTCGGCGTGCCGGGTACGCCGATGACTCCGGCTGAAGCTCAGGAGAACGAGCGGCAGTTGGAGCGGGAAGACAAGGAACGTGAGGATAAGCAGATCGGGGAACGCAACATGCCCCCGGATGCTGCGGTCAACCAGCCGACGCAGCCCTCGCATCCGGAGACGATCCGGTCAGCGCGTGCCACCGAGAAGGAAAGCGGTGAACACAAGGGTCAGCGCGTCGATGAAGTCGAAGAGCACGGCGGCGTGGACCGCACGGGCGAGAAGGCCCCGCAGGGGTGGGGCAAGAAGCCCACGGTCTACGTCATGACCAACGTGGACGGAGAAAAGCTCTCTGTCACGGTCAAGCAGTGGGCGAAGTACGGGCAGAAGCTCCGTGCCAAGGGATGGCTGACCCCGGCGTTCGCGGATGGTGATCAGGGCGGCAACGAAGACATCCCGCAGGACATCGACTGGGGCAAGGACGCCCCCGGTGACCCACCGGCTTCGACGTAGCATCGGATCAGGCAAAATTTTCAAACGAAATGAGGGGGCTTCGTGCCCCCTCGTTTTTGCAATTGGTTGCACAGAGCCAAGGAGTGGACAAAATGGCATTGAAGACTGAGAAGACTGACGTATCGGTAGAGACGAAACCACAGCCCACAGCCCCACCACCGGCTACCACGGTGCTGGAACTGGCGCTGTACAAGATTTATACGTGGGGTGGCGTGACCTACGAAGGCGGCAAGCCCTACCGGTTCAACAACATCGACGCCATGCGTCTGTTGGCGGAACAGGACATGGAACGCCCGGTGTGGAAGATCCATCAGCCTGCCAAACCCAAGCAGGCCCCGAAGAACGAGATTGTGGACGCGACTCGTAATCGTGTCACCAACCCCGTGGATGAGCTTGTTGAGACGATACCTGCCACTATCCCGAGTCCCAAGCGGATTGACGTGGGTAATGACAGCGAAATCGCAGACATTCTCGCAAAAACTGAAGACAGCGGCGACGTGACGGTGTAACGATGCCCCGACTCCCCATGCCCCTGTTCGTAGATCCGCAGGACGTGATTCTGCGGATGCAACTCAGTTCCGATCTATCCGGAGTTGAGGAGATTGTCACGTCTGGTATCGTGGCGGCTCAACTGCATGTCGAACGGGTGATCGATGGGAAGTTGGCGAGACAGCCGCAGGACTGCCGGTTCTTCATTGATTCTGAAGCGTTTTCGGGGATTGCTCCGGGCGGACTGTATCGCTTGGAAGTCCCCAGCGGGTTGGTGCGGGAAGATTCACCCCAGCTTGTGACGTTTTCGAATGGTGGTGGACCCTTTACCGCCCACTCGGACATCAACACGGACTTGATGCAGTTCGACTATCGGCGGGGGTATCTCTACGTGGATGCCCTCACATATGGGGACAGCTACATCCGTATCCGGTGCGAGACCGGGTTCGAAGACGGGACCAGACCACTGCCGGTTGACGGCGTAGCGGCGTTTGACCCACTCAAGCAATACGCCATCGGGGACAAAGTGGAGTCGGGTGGAGTGGCCTATGAGTGTACGGTGGTCCCACCGGTCGCTACTGCACCTCCGAACCCCTCCTACTGGAAACTGGCAATGGTTCCTATGGAGCCTATTCCGAATGCCATTTACGAGGCGATTATGTCGCTGGTGCCGATGGTGTTCAACGCCCAGCAGTCCACGAATCGAAGTGACAAGGCCAAGGAGCAATACCAGACCTTGACCGATCACGCCAACGTGTTGCTCCAGCCCTACATGCGGACGCAAGGGTTTACGTTCCGGTCAATTTGATCAAGATTAACGATATTAAGCTCCGAGGTTAATACCATGGTGCCGAAGAATCAGAACCTTGAGAAGACATCGGAGTCTGAGTCGAAGGCGTCTGAAAAGCCGATACCGGGGGAGAAGCCTGAGGGTATCGTAGAGCCACCCGCGTCAGCGACCCGAGAAAAAGCCGCGAAAGAACAGAAGAGACGCACCAAGCGATGAAGCTCCTGACCGTTACCGTCGTTGGACAGACGGGACTGGAGAAAGCCATTGCTGGGTTGTCTGATGCCCTTGATCCAGTGAAGATTCTGGACGAAGGCGCAGCCGTGATCTACAATCGCATACGTTCTCGGTTTCTGATCCAGCAAGCCCCAGACGGGACGACATGGCCCGTCTCTCAAGCGGCCCTTCGTCGGGCGCGGAGTGGGCGTGGTGGCGGAACGTTGTTCGATACAGGAAGATTGTTTCGTAGCATTCAGTTGTATGCCGATGGCCCCACGAGTCGAGCGATTGGCACGAATGTTACGTCGCCACAGGGATTCCCTTATGCTGAGAAGCACCAGTTTGGCATTGGGTTTCCTCAACGGCAGTTTTTGGGCC